CGCTTCATCGTGGAACAGGTCATTTATGACATGTGGTTTGGTGCTTATGCCAACCCGCGTGCCGCCGTCGAAGAAATCGCTTTCCCGACGAGCTAGGTGCCTGAATGAATACGATCAACGTCGCCTGTCCCACCTTCAAAACCGCTGAGTCGTATGGACGCTTGGCGGGGGAGATTGCCACCTACCTTGCGAGCATGGGGTATCACGTCAATCGCATTGGTGGGGCAGGTCTCGTTGATGGTTCCCGCTTCATCCCGGCTATGGGCGGTCTGGTGATGGGCTATCCCACCCTGTTTCAGGGGTTTGGGGGATTGGTGAATGCCGGTCCAAAACTGGCACTGACCATGTTTGAAAGCACGCAGCTGCCGCCCAACTGGGCAGAACCGCTGAATGCGTGCAAGCGGATTGTGGTACCCGCCCGCTGGCTGGTCGATGTGTTCCGGCAGTCTGGCGTGGAGACGCCGGTGGAAGTGGCTCCGTTGGGCATTAGCAGCACCTTCATGGTGCCCAAATTACGCCGCTTTACGACCCCCTTCACGTTCCTTACCATAGGCGACCGCGGCTACCGCAAGGGCTGGTGGCACGCACTCCGCGCCTTTACCAATGCGTTCGGGAAAGACATGCGCTACCGCCTCATCATCAAGGCGCGAGGTGGACACACCACGGCGCTGGCGGGCATTAGCAACCCGAACGTTGAAATCATCACCGATGAGTACACCGACGCGCAAATGCTCGAACTGTACCATCGTTCACACGTCATGTTGTTTCCGTCGTGTGCCGAGGGCTTTGGCTTTCCGCCCCGTGAGTTTGCAGCCACCGGCGGAGTCGCGCTGGCGACGGGCTTTGGTGGCACCGCAGACGACATCGAACAGTGGGGCATCCCTATCCCATACACCCTGACTGAAGCATGGGAAAACCACGATGAGTGGAAAGACCATCTCGGTTTATGGGCGGATCCGGATGTGGATGCACTGGCTGACCTCATGCACCATGTTGCAGCCCACTTTGACGACGCTTACGCCGGGTTTGGTTTGCGAGCGGCGGGGTACTGCCTGAGCCACTACACCTGGAAACGCTGCACGCAGATCATCGACCGCGCATGGAAGAAAGTCCTGGACGATGCCAGCAACACCCGACGAGAGACTGCGCTTTCGGCGTAAGCTGGGTGGCGATCAGACCACCATGCCGATTGCCTACATTGATGACATCTTCAATGAGGCAGAGGAACAGTACGCCACATCTACGTACCCGCGTAAGGTTCAGCAGGCCGCCGCTTACTACCTGGGAGCGCTCGACCTCTACACTGCGGCCAGTAAATTGGTGGATTACCGCGCCAATGAAAGCGAAGTCAAACACTCGCAGCGGGTGAAGGCACTGAATGATCTGGTCAGTCGCTTCAAAAAGGAACTGGATGAGGCGATTGACGATGTGGAAAACAACCTGCCTGCTGTGCGCTGGGGGCGGGTGAACGTGCGGGAAGTAGACCGGGATGATCCTCATGCTTGACTTCGACGGCTGGCTGGCACTGAACGAACTGGATAACGCGGGTGAAATTCGCCAACGGGCGAATGATGCCTGGATCCGGATTCAGCAGCGCCCTAGCAGCGTGGTCTTGCTCCGAGGTAATCCAGCAGTGGCACAGACCGCACAGACCATGCGGGTTGAACACGATAGCACCGTCACGGAAACTGAAGGCGGGGGCGGGAAATCGTCCAGCCAGCGCGTGTTCCTGTTTGGGATCAAGGGTCATCGGACATTGCCAAACACCAGCATTTTGACAGGGGATCGGTTTGTGATTGCGGGTACTCAGTACCGGGTGATTACGGTGATCGATCAGATTGGCGAAGTGCAGGCCATAGCCGAGGCGCAAAGCTGATGCAAGTCACGTTCCAGTGGGAAGGCCACCAGGCGCTCATCACCAACCTCGGTTTGTGGGGAGAACAGGTGCAGCGTATACCGCACATGGTCTTGGAATACTACCAGCCGGTGCTGGAAACCTACATGAAAGAGAATGCGCCCTGGACAGACCGCACGGGAAACGCCCGCCAGAGCTTGTACACCGAACTGGAAGACCTGGCAAAGGACATCGCGGTTTTGTATCTGGCGCATGGCATGGAATATGGCCTGTGGCTCGAAGTACGGTGGGCGGGGCGCTGGTCTGTGATATGGCCTACGATAGCCGCGCACCTGGATGAGATTGGCATTCGCATTCAAAGGATGCTCAACTGATGCCACCGCTACGCGCTACGCTCAAGACCACCCTGACCGGCGATGCCACCCTCATGGCGCTGCTGACCGGTGGCGTGTTGGACGCGGCGGTACTGCCACAAGATGGCGGTGGGGTAGGCAGTGTGCCACGCGAGGCGGATGGGGTTCGTATTCGTCCCTTTGCCATCATTCGCGGCGGTGTGGATAGCAGTTATCAGGGTGAAGATCGGCTGCTGTCGGCAGGGTCAGAGTTTTGGGAAGTGTACCTGTATCAGGATGTGGGCTACGGCACGATTGACTCGGCAATAGGACGCATAAAAACCCTACTGCACGATACGTACATTACTGCCGATGATCGCGCCATAGCCCATGTCCTGTATACCTTCACCTCGGCTGATTTAGCAGCTGAGGAGTTGGGCGGTTGCCCAATGAAAATGTGTCGGTATCAAATCATTCACATCAGGAAGTGAGGAGTTCATCATGCCTAGCTACGGCGATGTCATTTACAACCCCAGCGGCGCGGTTATCGCCCGCTACAATCTGAACAACACCTATGGAACCCCCGGCGTGGTGGACTACATGGGTAAGTTCATGTTCAACTACGAATCGGATACCGACGAACTGAAAGTGTCCGGTGCCATCGTGGAAACCCTGAGCATCCCGACCAAAGCGGTAGGCGAGATGGAACAGCTCTCGCTCGACTTTGTGACCTGGGGATTGCTCACGGGCTACGCGGCGGATGAGTACGGTTCCAATCCGAACCGCTACTACCAGACCGATGTGCGCTTTGGTGGTGAAGGTGTCCCGTATTGCGGGATTATCATCGCCTACACCGCGACCAATGGCGCAAACGCGCTGGTGGGCTTCCCGAAGTTCAAGATTGACACCCCCATGGGCTTCGATGTCGATCAGAACAAATTTCGCAAGGCGAGTGTTTCACTGACCGCCGTGGGTGTGGGGCCGCGCTATCGCGGTGTGCGTATTCGCAAGCACGAAACCGCCGCTGCACTGCCGACCACTCCCACCGCCTTCCTCCAGTTCTTCACCGTCCCCGGTGACATGTTCGCAGGGTAGGTTGAATGACTGACATCACCGCACTCGGACTGACCCCGGCCAATGAGTGGCGCAAGGCGCGGGAAACCGCGCTCAAGTTGCCATCGGGTAAGACTATCCTGGCAAAGCGTCCGGACCCGATTGACCTTGTCCTACAGGATGGGGTCATCCCTGACTCGCTGGCGCAGCTTATCGTTGAACAGATTGGCGGCTCGACCAACAGCCAGTGGAAGCCGTCGCGTGAAGAGGTGGGCAAGATTGGCCACATGATGAACACCGTGGCAAAAGCCGTGTTCGTCTACCCTGAGATTGTGGAAAGCGATCCGGGGGAAGGGCAGATCACCATTGACGACGTATCCGCTGATGACAAGATGTTTTTGCTCAACTGGGCGCTGGGGATGGGTGGGGCTACGGCTTCCGCTGCCCGATTTCCTAAAAAACCGCCGCGCTAGTTACAGCATCTACGCCATGAGCAAACAATTCGCCAGCAGACCGAGTGCGCTGCTGGCGGTACAAGATACGTTGCTCGCATGGTTGGTCGATCAGGCGGTATTCCGCTTTGGGAGTTACATTGATGCCAAACTCTCGGAGCGTACCGAGAAGGGTAAGCCGAAGTGGAGTATCGACATGCTACTGGCCTCGCCTGAGCAACCGTACAAGGGCGGTTTGCTTTCCATGATGCTGGAACAACCGGGGAACGTGGTAGACGTGTGAACCAGCCGCTTGAGTAGGCGGCTGGTTTGCTTTGGGGTATCTTTGAGGAAACTACAGGAGAACCCCGATGGCTCGCGTGAAACCACCCCGTGTAAAGATGGTTCGTATCAATCATGGTCTGTTCGGCTACCCGGATACCCGACGCTTGGAGAACACCATGCGTAAGTGGATAGGCAAAGGCTACAGCCTCAAGGCGCAGCAGGACGAACCGAGGCGAGGATGCCTGTCATGGGGGTACACGCTGCTTACCTTTGTGGAAGATCAAACCAAGACCTAACCAAAGGCTTGCGTAAAGCATAAGTTTTCATTGGCTTAAAATAGAATATTTGTGCTAAGATAAGGATGTAAGTAACCGCGAGGCGGTGTACCAGGCGAATTTTCGCTTGCGTATACCGCCTTTTTGCTTTGAAAAAGCAGGCGATGGCACCAGGACGAGATCCAGTAACCGGGCGATTTACCAGCGGTGGCTCTAGTGGAGGGTCAGCCGGTGTTGGTGCTAACCTCGGTGTAGCTCGAGGAGCCATCGTCATTGATGCTTCCGGTGTTTCTGCTGCGATCACCGGAGCCTCCCAAAGCCTTACAGGTTTCTTCTCTGGCGTCGGCTCCCGGATGCAATCCTTCGGTCAGCAGATGGCAGGTGCTGGCCTTAGCCTGGTGGGCATGACCGCGCCGCTTGTCGCTGTCGGCAGGGTAGGCATTGAAACTGCCGCTGACTTCGATGTACTGCTCAAGCAGATCGAACTGTTTGGCGGGGTAGCGCCGGAGCAAATGGAAACTGTCCGCCAATTTGCAATGCAAATGGGCCAGGACACCAAGTTCTCCAACAATGAAGCGGCTGCTGCCATGCTGGACTTGCTCAAGTCTGGTATGTCGCTCGAAGAGGCAATGGCGGCGCTTCGACCCGTACTCGACTCTGCGACGGTTGGCAACCTCGGTCTCGCTGAAGCGGCGGGCTATGTCTCATCTGGCTTGGCACAGTTCAACCTGGATGCAACCGAAGCGGCGCGGGTGTCCAATGCAATGGCGGCTGCTGCCAATGTCAGCCGTGCAGAGATCCGCGACATCGGGCAAGCCATGTCCAACGTCGGTCCGGTGGCTGCTCAGTATGGCCTTCAGGTGGAGGATGTAGCCGGGATACTGGCGGTCTTCGCTGATAACGGCATCATGGGCGCTGAAGCCGGTACGCAGCTCAAGTCTATGCTGTTGAACCTCAGTCGTCCAACCGATAGCGTCAAGGGCGCTTTTGAGCGTCTCGGCGTGTCCATGTACAACTCAGATGGCAGCCTCCGCAACTTCAACACGGTACTGCTTGAGCTGGATAGCGCTCTCGATGCCTTGCCAATGGAAGAGCAAAATGAACTGGCGCAAACGCTGGCCGGGTCGTATGGCATTATGGGTTTCCAGGCGCTCCGGGCGGCAGGTGGGATCAACGAAACCCTCACCGCTATGCAGGACGCGCCATCTGCTGCGAGCCTTGCCGAACAGTTTATGAACACGTTCCGAGGTTCGATGGAGTCGCTCACTGGCTCCGGCGAAACCTTCCTGACTGAGTTCCTTACCCCGTTCATGAATGACATCGCAGGCCCGTTTGTGCGTCGGCTTACAGAAATCATCAACGGTCTCACCAACTGGGCTAGAGCCAACCCGCAACTGACCAAGACTATTGCTACGGTTGTGTTGGCAGTCGCAGGACTAGGCGCGGGCATGGCGGCTATTGGCGGCGTGTTATCCGGGGCAGGGACGGTGATCGGCTTCATTGGCACGGCACTGGGCGCGCTGATGAGTCCAATTGGCTTGATCGTTGCTGCAATCGCCGGGTTAGGGCTGGCTTTCAGCACCAACTTCCTCGGCATTCGGGACTTGCTACAACCGCTGATTGATGAAGTAGGGCGCTTCTTTGCTCAGGTGCAGGCCGGTGTCCCCGTAGGCGATGCTTTAGGCGTCATGTTCCGCAATCTGCTACCGCCTGAGGTCATTGCGACCATATCCGGGTTTTTCACCAGCGTAGCCGACTGGGTAAACAATACCGCGCTTCCTGCCTTGCAAGCCTTCGGCGGGTATCTCATGGGCTTGTGGGCAGCGGTACAACCCGGCCTTGCTCAGATGGCAGACTGGTTCCTGAATACCGCGCTACCCGGCATTGTGAGCTTCATCCAGACCATTGTTATTCCGGGCGTGCAGGCGTTCATTAACCTGCTGATCGGTATCTGGAACGCGGTTGCGCCGGGACTGGGAGAACTAATTACCTGGTTCACTGAAACGCTGGCGGTCGGCGTGGTCAACCTGGTCAATAACGTCATCATCCCCGGCGTGCAAGGCTTCATTGACTTGCTGGCAGGTATCTGGACAACGGTACAGCC